GTAGCAGTCGGGTTGGCAGCGGATGCGGCGCTTACCGTGCAAGTGATGACTGGATTTCCACTAACGCCGTCGCCGTTGCTGATCGAAATGCCGGTTCCGGCGGTTATCGATCGCTGGACCCAAGTATCCGTCCCAGATCGGACGGCGATTCCGGTTGAGGATAGCCCCTCAATCGCCGCCAGATCGTTGCTGAGCGCTAAAGTCGGGTTTCCGGCTATCCCGGCAGGGTTAGTGATGGAAAGGCCCGCAGCGGGCGCTGTAAGGCTTCTGAGCGCCCATGTGCCTGCTGCCGTCCTGACTGCAATGCCGGTTCCGGTGAGCGCGGCAACGGCCGTTAGATCTGGATCGCCAGGTTGCGCTGCGTTGGCTGTTGTCTGAGCTGCTGTAGCCGTGGAATATGTAACCGTCGCGTTCGGAACGATGCTGTTGAACAGGCGCAGGAACTGAGGGCTTGGTGCGCCCTTCTGATCGACAATCGGATAGCCAGCCTGAAGTGTGGTAACGGGTTTCAAGGTCATCGGATTTGCGCCCGACCGATGCGAAGGGTCGCCCCGTCATCCGTGAGCCGCGCAAGAAGTCCCGGCTGTCCGAAACTCCCCAGTCCCCGCCACTCGACAACCTGAGTGTAGTCAGATGCCGTAGTCGTTTGCGTGCCGTGATTGAGCCAGCTCTTCCCTTGGTCGTTGGACGTTTCCAGCGTGATCGAGGAACCCGTTATCGCCGGGTTTCCGAGAGCTAAGGTGATCTGGAGCGCGTTGACGGGAAGCGTGTCGCGTCCGTCGAGAGCGATCGCGCCCGTTGCCACCCGAGAGAACGGGTCCGAGCCGAAGTCGGTTCTGTTATCCAGCCCGACCGTGGGGGCAAGTCGCCACAAAATCCCGGTGGAATCATCGCCTGCGACAATATCCGTTCCCCCATCCGAAAGGGTGGTTGCCATGCCCTGCCAGTTCTGGCCGACGTGAGCGCGCCAGTTGGTTCTTCCGGGTGACTGCCAGTGCGACCATTGCCGGCTGAGGCGGTCGAACACGAGGGTGGAGGTCGGACCCAACCGAAGGACATAGAACTCGTGTCCGTCGAGCCTGAATGACCAGCAGCGGATCGTGACCGAGGAATCGGTTACGTCGGACATATCCTGTGCAGCCCCGGCCAAGGCGTAAAGCCAGAGCTTGCCAACATTCTGCAAAGGCTCGTCTGGGTTATCTGGCTGGAAAAAGCCAACGCCGTCCATCTGCGCAATGAAGGTCTGTTTCGCGTAGAGATAGTGGCGGCTCGTCGAGTCATGCGTGATTGCGACCGACGTTCCACTGGTTTCGCTTGCGAGGTCGTCGCCAGCCTCCCAATCATCCAGATCGTATCGAGACGCAAAGGTCAGGTCCGCAGTGTTGTAAAACTGGAACTTGCGCTGGCGGGTGGATGGCGTGAATACCGGGGGAACGGCCTCGACGGCAGGAAGAACAATCTGGGTTTGGTTTGGCGGGATATAGCCATTCTGGAAAACCAGCGAATAGCCGGTGGGGGCGTTCGCTGAAATGTCAGAGGTAAGGACGCTTCCCGAACCATCCAGTGCGAGGCTCAGAAGAAAGCTGCAGGCTAACGCGCCTTGCGACCAACCACCCACGAAATACCCGTTGGCGAAACACCCGGCAATCGTGGTTGCGTTGTAGTTTACCGCGTCGTGATAGATGACGGGAAGCCCGGTAAACGTCTGGTCTGCTGGATACGGGCTTGATCCTGTTACATCAGTAACGCGCTTGAAATAGGCCGTGCTGACATCGCCAATGACCTTATCGACGCCACAGACCCAAATATCCCCGTTGCTATCCTGAAATGTGCTCTTGGGCGTCCAAGTAGTGGTGACGTTGGTGTAAGTGGTGCCATCCCATGTGTGGAAGTCGAGCGGAAAGAAGCCGCTTAGAGTTTGCGAAGCGATGAGTACAAGGAACGTCGAGCTGTCCGGCATGGTGAAGGCTTGGCTGGTGTAAGCCTCGAAGTGGCCGGTATCGTCGGTTCCCGAGATCGTGAAGCGCTTGCTTGGCGTGTCCAGATGCCCAAGCGGAAACTCGTAAATATCTCCGCTGGTATCGTTTGCGGTAGCCCAGACCGAGCCATTATCTCCAATGCAGATTGGGACGTTTGTTCCCTCGGTCCACAGAGGAAGTCCGCCCAAAAGTTCGATCTGGCCGACGTTGTAATTCTGAACGACCGTTAGCGTCTGGGTATCCGCCACACAGATGGTCGGATCGGTCCCGTAGAAGCCCATCACATAGTGGCCGTTCGGGCTGAACCCGAGCGGATATTGCATGAACGCGGCGTGATATGGAGGAGACGCACCGGTATCCGACTGATCGCGGTGGTCGACTATGCGCTGGACCGTCATGCCGCCCTCTGCGCGTTGATCGCTTCACGAATGATCTGGGAGACGCCGGGAGTGGAAATCTTCTGGGGCGCGTCGGTGACTTCCCACGCATCCCCGGCGGAATCCACCAGCATCATCGCATCGCCCAATGAGACGACGGTTCCAGGCCATGCTCCGCGCTCAAACAGCCTGCCTAGCTGTCTCTCGAATGGCGCATCGCCATTTCCAGATGGGTTCCAAACCTCAACCGACTTGTCTCCTGGTATCCAGAACTGATCCCCGAGAGGAATGATCGCCGATGCGGAATCTGGACTTCGCTCTGCCGTCGCAAAGTCCAAGTTCTGAATCGTGTCCTCACCGGGCCAGATCCAGTAGAAGCGCCCGTTCTTGGTCGGATCGCTTCCCGGCGACACGAGGCACAAGGTAAAGCTGAGGATCACGGCAACCCACCTGATCCCGAGGCTGTCAGGAACCGTTACCGTCCCGAATGACGTTCCACCCCCGCCTGAAAGGGTAGAACCCCCAAACGCGCCGTTCGCCATCGTTTCCGTGGTGGCGAGGGAGTTGCCCGATGTTCCGGGTGTCGTTGCCCTGACCTTTAAGACTGTTGCAGTGACCGACGAAGGCGTAATGTCGGGGTTTGCACTCAGCGCGAGGGAATAGGCCGTTCCCGCCGTGCCGGTGTTGCCGATGGCGTCGTATAGGTTCTGGAGCGTGTCGGTGTTTGTTCCACCAATCAGGACCAGCCAAGGGCTTGTCGAGCTTCCGTCAGCGCCGGGAGTAACGTCTGTGGCAAATTTGTAATGGACCGTTCCGAGAATAACGGTTTCGCTGGCCGAAATCGTGCCGGAGACAGTAAGTGTCCCTCTGGCGTAGTCATTCTCCGTGTAGGAATAGAGCGCAGAGCCGTCAGCTATACGCAGATAGGTTTCGGTCGCTGCCATCGATACGTCGCCGGTCGAGGTTCCGATTGTGCCGATCGATGAAACCGTTTCGTCGGTCGCGATCTTGTAAACCGTGGCACCGGCAACTGCGAACAATGCCCCGCCAAATGCTCCTGGCTCGGAATAGACGGCCCGAACTGGAGACGTGCCGAGTGTTTTCCATTTCTGGAGCGCGGGGCGCTGGATTAGCGCAGCTTGGTTCTCTGTATTGGTCGGGTCTTGTTCGAAATAGCGGTTGATGAGAGCAATGTCCGGCTCACCGGCAACCGAACGTGACCAGTTGAGGATCGAGAGTGGGAGCTTGGCTACCATCGCCACGTCCGACCGGCGTTGAAGTCCTGCGTGCTAAGCCCATAAGCGCCACGACGCTGGCCCATCAGCCCGAGCGTTCCCATGTCCTGCACTGGCCGGGGCTTACGGTAGCGCGCCCTGAGCTTGGCTTCGTATTTGCGCTGCGCAGCTACGACCTCGGGAGCCGTTGTCACGCCGTTCTGCGGGTTAAGTTCGGTCGCCAGCGTATTGATGAAATACTGGTCGAACTCCTGCGGAAATGGCATTTGATCCGCCCAGACAAGGGACGTAATCTTGACCCAATTCGCTGTGTCGGCCCGATAGAGCCACTGGCGAGCATCGCTGCTGGTCGATAGCGTAACTGTTGAAGTGCCCTCGATGTTACGCCCGTTACCGTTCAGCGTGAGATTGTTGGTCGCGAGATTGCTCCCCGCATCAGCGATGGCGAGCCGCATTCCCTCATAGGGTTCAGGGTGCGTCTTGTAGGTCGCTGCTCCCGAGAGATTGAGGATCAGCCGGGCGTTGGGCGGTATCCAGTTCGCGCAATAGGACGACTGATCATAGGCGCCCCCGATGTTGAGGTCGGAAAGCTCCTCCCCGACTTCAAAACCCACTGCCGAGAGAACGATTGGGTTGAGCATCCCGAGCGCTTCGGACTGCTCTGTAGCGTCTGGTGTGGACACCTTGGCAATGATCTGGCCTTTGCGGAACGCGGCGGTGATGATGGTTGAAACCGCCGTCATTGGCGCAGCCTTTCCCCGTTATTTGCCGTGGCGGCCCATGTTGTGCAGGTGCGGTGCGGATCGCTGGCCCTCAGCATTCGCCAGTTCGCTACGAGCTTCGGCCTTGATGTGGTTTTCCGTTCCCTTGGAGATGTTCCCGGCGTTGAAGGACCGCGTTGCTCCACCAATAGCCAGACGCGCATGTTTCGGATCGCCGATAGGGAATGAGCCGTTTGGTCCGGCTTTCTTGCCGGGAACAGGGCTAGGGCCGAGTTTCTTCATTGCCGATCCTTTGAAGGGTGGGTGAGCCGAGAAGAAGGAGGAACCCGGCCCACCCGAGGTCATCAAGCGCCGTTGCCGCGAACGCCAAGGCGAGTGTCGATGTTCTTGACGCCGTAGATCACGTCAGCGCGATAGCTGTGCGTGTCGTCCGAGCCGTTCGAGAAGGCCCACAGCCGGAGCGAAATGCCGGTGTCCGGATCTTCCGCATAGCTGTATTCGCCCGTGTGCGGCTTGGCCGGACGCGCCCAGGCAAGGGCAATCGCCGACTTGTGGTAGCAGGTGTTCTGGACGATTGTGGTCGAGGTCGAACCCGAGAAGGTGATCACGTCATTGTCCGCAACAGCCGAGTCAACCGTCTGGTAAGCACCGGACGAGATGATCGGAGGAGTGACATTGAGCGTGATGTTGCCCGAGCCGTCCGCAGTCGCATCCGCCGTAACGGTGAACTGCTGAAGGTAGCTGAGCTTCGCCTTGGTGATCGGATTGACAGCGTAACGCGATGCAATCGTGAGCACTTCGCCCTTCTTGACGGTTCCGCCAGCACCGACGCCATCGCAGACAAGGTCTTGGCTGAAGTAAGCCGTATCCTTGACGCTCGCATAGGTGACCGACTGAGATGCGCCATTGACCGCGCCGTTGGTACGGGTTCCGGTCGTTACCGATGGAAGACTCTGCGTCATGTAGACATCGACGTTGCCGATCATCGGCAGCTTCGCCTTCTGCAGGGCGTTCTGGTTGATCGAGTTGTCGTACGGGATCGTACCGGTGAAGGCTCCCGCCAGCGCCCACCAATCATCCGGGGACAGAACCGCAATACGGTCGGAACTCGGGACAGCCTTGTTGTCGAGCCGGTTTGGCATGGCGTTGAAGCCAGCGACGGTGGAAATCTTGTTTCCGACAGTGCCGACGAGGCCGGGGAACATAAGCAGTTCCGCAGCGCAGTCGGTATCGACCTGCTGGGCGAGAGCCGTCATGCGGGCATTGGCAACGGCGTCCTTGAGGAAGCTGTCACCATCGTAATCGAGGATACGCTCAAAGTCGGTCAACGTCAGGTCAACGTGCTTCTGCTTGTTGATCTGGAGAGAGGTCGAGCCGACAGTGATGTCCTGCGCGGAGAAGTTCGCGCCATCGGTCACGGTGAACAGCGGAGGCCGACGAACGGTGATCGTGTCGCCGATGGGAACATTGCCATCGCCGCCGCCGAAGTCGGACGAGAAACGGGAATCTGCCAGCTTCGCAACAACGAGCTGGTTCTTGAGGATCAGGAGAAGGCGATTTGCGACCTTCTGGGTAAGCTTAAATGCGTTCGACATGATTGCGCTCCGGGTGAGGGGTTCTCAGCCGGGGCGCGGGGAAACCGGGAAGGCGCTGCCCTGGTCATCTGGTCACAGACATGAGCAGCGATCCCGTTCGCAGCCCACCGCGAATGACGGGGGTTATTGCACAACATGATCGGAAAATGGGTTGGCGGTTTAAGTGCCCTTCGCGTACTTCTTCTCGAAGGCGGCAAAGTCGTTCGTGTCATCCGACACTTCGAACTGTCCCGTCGAGCCGCGCGCCTGATGCTCGGCAGGCTTCGGGGCTTTTGTGGTCTTAACCGCCGCCGTCTTACCGACGCCGCCCTTGCCGTTTAGGCGGGCACGCATTCTCCCGAGCATTCTGAGCATGTCGGCCTGATCGGAAAGGTTGAGGTCGGAATCATCATCGACATACTCCCCCTCAAGCTCGCCGAACGCCAATGCGGCTTTTTGCGGATCGGTCTTGGCGAGTTCTTCCAGCTTATCTGATGCTTCGGTGTCGGTAGCTAGCCTATAAGCAATGTCTGCACCGGCAGGCGACACGGCAATCCCGACGCTGATCAACGGCGGTAGCGGTTCACCATCGCGGGCCTCTACGGCCTCCGCAATCTTGTCAGCGAAGTCGCTGTATTTCTCGGTGCCGGTCTTTTCGAGGTTCGCCATGCCGGTTTGCAGACGCTGAACGGCTTCGTTCTGCTTGGCAGCTTCTGCATCCTTCTTGGACACAGCTTCGCGCTCCTCAGCGATGATCTTGCGGGCCTCGTGGCGCGCGAAATCCTTTAGGAACTGCGGATCTGCTTCGCCAAATTCATACTTCTGTGGATCCGGCGCTTCAGCGGTCGTTTCAGTCGCCTGCGGCGTAGCCTTGGCTTCGGCCTCGGCGGCGCGGCGCTCTGCTTCTCTCAAGCGAGCCGTTAGCATGTTGACGCGATTCGTCAGGCTGTGCGAGCGGGTTTTCTTTTCTTTGTCGGCGGCGATTTCCTCTTCGGTCGCCTTCGGAGCTTCCTCGCTTCCGAGTTCGAGCGGATCATCGGCTTTGGCCTCTGGTGTCTCAGCCTTGGCCTCTTCAGGATCGATACCCTGATTCAAAAGTGTCTGATCGGCTTCGCTAAGTTCACTCATGCTGCTGCTCCCATGCCGGGTGTTTTGGTGTTGGCCGGTTGTTCGGTTGGCGTATCAGGCAGTCCTAGCTGGACCGGCGCGAAGCCGAGATGATGTGCCAGCGCCTGACCGACAGCGTTCGCGATGATCGGTGCAAGCTGGCTCTCAAGGGCGCTCGGTGCGTTCTTCTGGTTAGAAAGAACCTGCAGGCGTTTTGTGATCGCATCATAGCCCATGATGGCCGTGCGCTGCTCCTCGGCTGCAATGGAGGGATCGGGAGCCTCGCCGCCCAATGCCTTCACCACCTCGATCTTGGCCAGCGCTGCCTTCGCCCGAGCTTCTTCCGCCTGCGATTCCTTGAGATCCGTGTCGGCCTGTTTCCCGCGCATCTCCAGCATGACGCCCGTTTGCTGCATCTGCTGTGCTTGCTCGGCCTGCTGCTTGGCCTGCGCGATCTCTTCTGGTGACTTGCCGTCCTCTGCGTCGTCGCCGAGGACCTGCGGCGGCATGACACGCTTGATCCGTTCCGCGATCTGGTCCGCGTTCGGGATGTCCATTTCCTTCACGACCAAATCGCCGATGATCTGGGCCAGCGACGGTTGCGCCTGGATAAGCTGCATCATCGCATCGACAGCTTCCTGACGCCGTGTCTGATATTGCGGGCCAGTCGAGATGACGACGCCGTAACGGCCAATGCCGAGGTCTGGAATCGCAGCGCCTACGTTAGCGTACTTGTCCGATTCCTTCTTGTAGGCAGGATTCGTTTCGCCGGTCGGATGCTGATCATTGATGTAGGGCTTAGGATTGATCTTTCCATTCGGGAGCAGATTCGGATTTGGATCATTCACCCGCACCATTTTCACACCAAGATCAGGCCCGACCGTCCGCAATGTGCGCGGTGTGTCGTAAACTACTGGTATCAGCGCATTGATGACTTCACCGGCTTCTTGCTGGGCGGCGGTCATGTTCTGGTGGTAAATCTGGGTGGCGATGTCGCCTTCCTGCTGGCGAGCGCGAATTGCCACTCCCGATTGCTCGTTCGACGGCATTCCCTTGGACGCTTCGTGGATTCCGGTCACATCCATCATGTCTTGAGAATAAATCCGCTCCTCGTTCAGGAGCGCGACCAGATTATCGGCGGTGACTTGTTCGGGCTTCTGCGCGCCGGTTGCGTAGACGAGCGTGTTATCCCAGTCCGACTGCACGCCCTCAATCGCCGAAGCCTCGGCAATGAAGTTTGCTCTCGGGGCGCGCACCAGAAGCTCGGCGCGAAGAGAACGAAGATAGTTCTTGAACCTCTGCGAATCCCTCAAACAACGGACCAGCCCAAACCTGACCCTGCCATCCTTTGTCCAGACCTCGCGTCCGGTTACGCGGATGATCGGAAGGCGCGGCAGCTTGAGTTCGTAGGGAGCGTCGAGCGCCTCCATGCCGTTCGTCATCACGCGGACGGCGTAGTTGCACTTGGCCTTGTCGTTGATGATCTTCTGGTTAGTGTCTGAATCCACCGCCAGCTTCGGCCATTTCGACTTAGGCATATCGGTAAGATCGACCGTCTTGCCATCCGCCGTCATTCCGATTGTGCGCGTCTTGGTTACAATCTTCCAATACTCAGGCAAAGTAACGGTCTTGCCATCGCTCCAGGTCGAGCCGAGTTCCTTGTTGATGAGTGTCGGAAGCGCCGCCTTCGGATAGCGCCGCTTGTATTCAGCCGTCGTGATCTTGTCGCCGACGAAGCAGTAAGTCGCATCCTTTCCCGTAGGATCGAAAGCGAGTGGGTCCCACTTCACTGCCAGCGGATTGGGAATGTCGCGAATGAAGATGTCGCGAACGAACGCGTCCTCGTAGGCGTCGTCAATGTCGATGCGGAAGTTGGAAATCCCACAACCAGCGGCCTGCCCGAGGCAGGAGGCGTAAATCCGGTCGGCGTTGGAATGTAGTTCAATCGATCTGATCAGCTCGGAACGAACCTCCGCAATCTCGGTCGTGCCATCCTCACGTGGCAGAGCACGAATAGCCGTTTCGTTGGATAGCCAATCCCCGACGATCAGCGCCGTATATTGCTGTGCTGTGTTTATGGTGAAGCAAGGAAGCGGCTGCTCCTGGCTTTCGCGCCAGTTGCGAATGCGCTCGTCCCACTGATTGAAGCCCTCGAAGTCGAGGTCGATCAGAGCCTCTTCGGTATTGCGTCGGTCTGCTTCTTCGGCCTCCGTGTAGAGTTCGCGGACCTCTTTGGCGAAATCATCGGCCATGATGAAGCATTCCCCATGCAAGAGCGTTTCGAGAGGCTGAGGCGAGCCAGCCAGCGATCATCAGGCGGCGGGTCATCGCATCCATGCTCCCTGCCCAGAGAAGGCTGGACGCGCAGGCTTTGGAGCAACCCTCGTGCTCACGGGCTCAGCAAATGTCAGCGCAACAGCATCCCACTCATCTGGAGACCTAACCTTGCGCACTTTCGCCATGTGCTCTTTGCTTTCGAGCACTAGCTTCTGCGTTACAGGGTGGTAGTGATACTCAGGCGCGCAGGCATCGACCTGAAGGCTGTCCAGATCCGGGATATCGACGCCGCCCTCCTGCTTCAGCCAGTCGCGAGACAATCCCCACATCTCTGCGCGGCGGTTCAGATAGCCGGCCATTTCCTTGCCGTCCTTGTCGCGCGGCGAAGGATGGAACGGAGCAGAGCCGAAGTTCACCAAGCGAATGACTGACGAATAAGGCTCGCCCCAGCTTTTCAGGACATCTCCAATCCCCGCGCCATTACCGCCAATGTCGAGGAACATCCGGTCGGGCTTGTCGCGGTCGATGATGTCCTTGAGCTTTGCGGCCCCCTGCATCGTGTCGATTGGCTTTGCATCGCTCTCGACCTTTTCGACCTTGCGGCCACGACGCCATGCAATGGAGAAGCGGTCGGTTCCTTCGCGCTTCGGGTCCACACCAACGATCAGCGGCCCAATGCCTTCGATGGCGTTCTTGCGAGCCCGGACAACGTGCTCCGGTTTAATCAGCCCGTCATGCCCGCTCATCTGGAACGCTTCAGCGGCGGTCGCTGGATATTCCTGCATGAACAGCGTTTCGTCGCCCAGTTCAGCGATCTTGTTGCGCCGCCAAACAAGCTGCTCGTTTGTCAGCCCGTGAAGCTCGCCATGTTCCCGCTCCTCTTCGCTCGCCACGAAATCAGTTGCATCGCGAACATACCCGGGATCCCAGAACCACGGGACGAAGATCGCCTGATAATCACCAATTCCCGCTTCCGCTTGCTGCCATCGCGAATGAAACTCACCGCCGACGCCGTTAGCCGTCGATTCCAGGATGATCTCAGTTCCCGGTTCATCAGCAACAGCCTGCACAACACCAGCGAAGTGAGCCGACGCATTCGGCCAGAACGCGACCTCCGAGCCGTGGAACATCTGAAGCGTGCTGGACCGGCCAACGGCTTTCGATCCCGCCGTGCCAACGTGATAGCCGCTGTCGAGACGAGGAAAGTTCAGTTCCTTAGCGTTCGCTGCTCCAGTTTCCGGCCTAACCAATACCGGGCAATGCTCGTGATAGCGCTCAACCATCTCGAACAGGTTGTCGGTCGCCGCCTGCTCGTGTGTGAGGATGAACGTCTTGTTGCCGCGTGAGTGTGTCGTTCGCCAATAGAACCGACCGCCGATGTAGGTGGACGCGCCCATTTGCCGCCCCTTGAGCAGCAGCGCCCGAACCTTGCCGGTTGAACCGCGTTGCGCCTCCAGCTTGTCGTGGATGAACAACTGCGCCTTGTTGAGCTTCAGCGGCTCGACCTTGCCAGCTTTGGTGCGAATGTGGAGACAACGTGAGGCATAGTGCTCAAAGTCGTCCTTGAGCTTCTGGCGAATGCTGAGTTCGTCTGGGTCGATCATCTCAGCGCAGAGCATCAAGTGCCTGCTCATGAACGCCGATGTCTCCGCTAAGTTCTGTTGCCGACAGGTCGGGCAAAGTCTTGCGGATCAGAACCTCAATTGCCTTGATCTGCGTTTTCGTTAGTTCGACCTCGCCAAACGCATGATCTTGCAAGCGATTTACGAGCTGACTGGTGCGGATTTTATCACGCACGCTGTCCTGATGTGTTGGGCGAAGTCGCGCGGCCATTTGCGGCGGCACAATGTCACATCAGATCGGCGAAATGGGTTGGCGGTTTAATCCTTAACTGGAATGGCCGCGTCGATCACCAACGCCAGGACAGGCTTATTCCACATGTCCCCACGCCGGACTTTTCCTTTACCCACTCGCATCAGAAGTCCGCGCCGCTCTAGCGAGTTCACGATCTTGCAAACGTCGCTCTTATCCAAAAACCCCAACTCATCGCGGATCGCTCCATAGCTCGGGGCGTAACCGTTCTCTTCGATGTGGAGACGAACGAAGCGCAACACCTGAACCGCACGATAGCCCAACGCCCGGTGCTTGATCGCCGGTTCGTGCTTCTGGATTGCTTCGTGTCGCATTTCCCACCCCGCCCACAAAAGTTACTTCTTCAAAATACGCATCCCAACCAAGAACCCCGTGAAAGCACAGCCGCCAAAGAACCCGATGGCGATCAAAGCCTCGATCCTGAGTAGCTTGCCGTAGAGCTTGAGAGCCTTGCGGATCACTTCACCGGCTCCGGATTCGCGCGGATCGCCGACGCCATCGCTGCCAAGACTCTGTTCGCACCAGAGGTATCCATTTTCACAACGCGCGGTTTTCGCTCCGGACAAAGCGCATCCAGAGCAGCAGCGTATTTGCGCTCCTCTTCGGCCAATATGCGCTTCAGATTCGACAGTTCGCATTCGATCTCGAACACGGCAGACGCAGCAATATCCACTCGTTGAGCGGCTATTCGCAGAGCTTCCATTCTGTCCGCCATCATCCCACCCTTTGTGTTTTTAGCTATGCTGCCTCGACAAATTCGCTCGACCTGAAATCCGCCCAATCCATTCCCGATCGATCCGGTATTGCGACTTCCACGATTGGAGCCTCCTTCATCACAGCTATTCCGTGGGCACAGGCGTAAGCAGCCGCCTGACCACCAAACTTTCGATCATTATCGCCGCAAACGAGCACGCGTTTCACACCCTGAGGTGGACGCCATTTGGCGAGATTTGCTGAATTGAGCGCGGCCCAGAAAGGAATGCCAAAGCGCTCTCTTGCGGCCAGCGCTGTCTCCAGCCCCTCCGCTATCCCCATGTTCTCTTCGATTGGTCCTAGCCTCACTGCAGATCCAGGGGTCAATGATCCAGGCATCAGCGCCCTGGCGTTCTCCATATCCGCCTTTCCCGAGCCATCTGGCCGTAGAAACGTGCGGTGGAGCGTGACACCTTTGCCGTCTGGCCCCTTGACGGATGCGAGCATGGCCGGGCGCATTCCCGCTTCAAACGGAACGGGGCAACTCGCCAGAAAGCGCAGGCAGTCCCTGTTTTCAGGCAACGGACAGCCGCGCGATTCCAGATAGAGGCTAACCGGATCACCAATGACCATCGGCTGCGCTCGCAACCACAACCTAGAACAATCAGCGAGCAGTTGTCCTGGCGTTTTCTCGCGCTTAGCTGGGTCTGTGCCCACGTTGCCGAGCACAGCATCCACCTCAGAGGCAGCGGTTTTGAAGTCCCAACCCCTCCATTTCTCCAAAAGCCGCCAACCATTCCCCCCCGAACCACAGCCTCTGCAAATATAGCTTCCTTCGCCTTTGTCGTTATCGAAGCAGAATCGGTCCTTCCCGCCGCACATAGGACACGGACAATTCTTGCCAGTCAGGGCCTCAGCAGGGAAACCGAGATGGAGTAAAATCCCCTTCCACTTGCCTTTTGCTAAATCGTGGGTGCGAGCTCTAATCATCCGCGCCTCGCATGACTTTTTGCGTAAGCGATCCGACGCGACCGCTCATAGGACATGAACGCGCCGTCAGGCTGGATCGGAAGGTCCGCCAACCCCTGCGGCCAGACGCCGAATTTTCCCCTGTAGAGAGCTTTGGCGAGCTTGCCGCCTTTTCCGCGCTGCCGATCAACAGACAACGCCATTGACCAGAACTTTTGCTTATCCCCTTTCGTGGCCTTCAGCTTCTTGCCCGTGATCTCGATTAGCTCTCCATCTTCGGTCTCAATGTCCGATTGGGCTACCGGTTCAAAACCGCATTGCGGACAACGCCTAACCTTTGGCGGCTTCAGCAATCCGCAGGATCCGCATTCCTTCGGCATTGGCTCGCCGCGCTCTTTGCGAGTGGGTTCTTTGCGCTCTCTTCCGTTCCTCAGATTTTCGTAATGGATGTCGGTCACAAATCCGAGGCGAGCGTGATTGTCAGCATGGTCGAGAATGATTGCGTGATCCTTGCCTGATGCCGGACGAAGGCCGCGCCCGATCATCTGAACGAACAGCATTTCCGAGCGTGTCGGTCGGGCAAGAACCACACACCGAACGTCCGCATCGACGCCGGTTGTCAGGGTTCCGACATTGACTATCCCAGAGAGTTCGCCGCGAGCCATTTTGCCGAACAGGAACTTGCGCTCGACAAGATCCACGTTGGCATCGCAGTAACCCATCCGAATCCCGGCGGACGCGAACTGCTCAACCAGGCTGGCGGCATGTGCACGGTTGACCGCGAACACCAATGTCGTAAGGCCGAAAGCTTTCTCGCGCCAAGTCGAAACCACGTCCGCGACCAGACCGCCCATGACTTCCGCAGCGCCGTCCTCCGCATAGTCGCCATTGCGGATTTTGACTCCGGTAAGGTCGGGATGAGACGGAGCAAACACCCGAAACGGGGAGAGGAACCCACGGTCGATCAGCTCCTGCATCCGAACCG